CATTTTCTAACTCCAGTGATCCACGGTTCCATACTAACACACCCTGTTGCATCCACTTTGGAAGATTCTCATATGCAGTCTGCAGTCTTCCTAGTAATTCTCTTGCGGTTGCAGCTTTGTTTGCTAGTATACCAATATTTACACTATCATTAAAAACAGCATAATGAAGCAAATAAGATACCACAGTCGTTGACTTACCAGTCTGACGAGGCATCTTACAGATGTTAAAACGATTCTTATGAAATCTTTTAATTAATTTTTCTTGGAACTTGTAAGGTTGAAATGGCACAAGACCTTCATCAAGACTTACAATCTTTACATATTTCTGTGCAAAATACACAGGATCATTTTTACACTTTAAAAACTCTTCAATTTGCTTTGCAGAAAATTGAATCGGTGTATTTGCTTTTTTTAGATTAGGATTACCAAGATAAATTTCACTCATGACAATTTACGTTTCTTGTCCAGCAAATAACATGGGTTTTGATGGATCTCGCATTGATGGATTGAAGTACATTACGATTGCTGTTGGATATACCTTTTGTACTTCTATGGTCATTTCTGCTTTTGTTGGTCTCTTAAATGATGCAATAAACATTTGAGTAGTGATTAATTTACCTCTCCAACTAAGAACTATTGTATATGTTTTACCTCTTTCTTGAATACGAAGATATGATTCATAAGTAAATGTCTTACCTTTGATTTGTGATTGTCCCTCTGGATTTTTACCTTGTGGTTTGAATTTACCTACACCTATTCTTTTTGCTTTACCCAAACCACCCTTTCTTGTTGCAACTAGTGTACCAGTTTTTTTAGTCTGTGTCAACACAGAGTCTTGACCATACTTTTTACCGAGTGCCTTTACTGCTTTCTTAAATTTTCTTTTACCCATCTTTCCAGATGTGACAACATGACTTCTCTCTTTGACTTTCTTTTCCTTACCATCATCACCTTTCTCGACATATGAACCAGTTACTTTAGTTGCACCAGGTAAACCTTTACCACGAATATCTTTGTCTAGTTGTTTTGCTCTTGCACGATTCTCTTTTGCAGACTTATCACCTCTAGATGCAGATAATGTAGCAATGCCACCTTTATCAGATTTACTTTTTATTCTAGCAAGACTACTTTCATCAATTTCATAATGATCTTTTAATTCATCAGGAATGAATGCAGACACTTTTGCAGCATACTCTCTTCTTTGAAGCATGCGTCTTCCTCTAGCACCAGCATCCATTGCCTTTTGAGGTTTTCTTTCCTCTTTCTTCTTACCAACTGATGCTATGCTTTTTCTAAAATCTGAAAATGACTTCATTATTCTTCCTTTTCCACCTTATTATTTAGAACTCCATTCTTTAATAATTTTGAAAGTTCAGATGTTGATCCTACAAACAGTGCATTATTGACTGTTTTTGGTGAATCTTTTTCTTCTTTATTTAACTCTTTCATTTTTGATTGTAGATCAATTAACTTATCAGTTGTATCTCCAACACTTTTAATTATTTGTCCTGCAACTTCATATGCTCTGGGGTGATCACTTCCTTGTGCTACTTCTAGAATACCATTAAGTGCTTCTTGCCCTTTTTCAATTAAAGAATATAAATTACCTCTTGAATACTCATAATCAAGAGTCGAATCTTCTTTCTCTTCTACTTTTTCAATTTTATTATTTTTTGATGTATCAACTGGTTCAACATCCAAAAATTCATCTATTTCATCAAACTTACTCATACATCAACTCCTTTTGTAGGACTATATGTTCTAAAGTCAGGTAAATCAAACCTTTGTTCACTAAATCCAAAGTCATCACCAACTTCAACAAGTGCATCATC